GCAAATAGTAACTAAATACGAAAAACAAGCCATAGAAAATCTAATAAAAGTATATAACGAATTAAAAGAATATGCTAATTGGGAGATAGAACATTATACAGAAGATATAGCTGACTATATCGATGATAATAAAATAGGAAATGCTGGTATTATTGGAGAAATAAAGGAACAAAGAGAACATTGGAAAGACATTATTAGAATATTGAATAATGAAAAAACTTATATAAACTATAAAAATTATTAAAAGGAGTAATAAATATGAGCGAAGATATAAAGATATTAGAAGATTTTATTGATGGCTTTAAAAAAATAGATGAAAACACATTAGAAGAAGTAAAGCCCACACAATTTGGAGAAGGACAAAGATATGTTTATTCAGATGTATATTATGCTATAGAAAACCTATTAAAAAGAAATAAAGAGTTAGAAGAATATAAGAAGATTGCTGAATTAACTAAAATTAGTTGTTGCACAGCACAGAATTGTGAAGCATTAAATAATGCAATAAAAAATAGTTTAGAAAATATGAACTTAAAAGAAAGAATGATACAACTAGAAGAAGAAAACAAGTTATTGAACAGTAAAATATTAGATGCCTATGATAGAGGCTGGATTCTTAAATCAGTAATAAAAGAAAAGATAGAAGAATTGAGAGAAAATGGATATTGGGAATTTAATACCGATAGAGATTTAGAAAAAACAATAGAAGTTTTAGAAGAATTATTAGGAAAGGAAGATAAATAATATGTGTAGTAGATGTAGTGAAGTTTTTGAAAATAAATTTGTACAATGCTTTGACCAACAAGAAATTGCAATGTATATGAAACGCAATGGAGTAATAAAGTTAGTACATGATGATGTGGTAGAAATGACCAACATTAATTATTGTCCATATTGTGGTAGAAAGTTAGGAGATGAAGATAAATAATATGGGAAGTATATATCAAATAAATAATAAATTAATTATTGATGGGAAAGAGATAGAAAAACCTAAAAGTATATTTTTTAGTAATACGATATGTCAAATAGATAACAAAATATATATAAACGGAAAAGAATTAAAAAATGGTAAATGGAGATATACTTTAAAATCATTATTTCATTCAATATTTTAGGAGGTATAACAAATGAGTAATAAAGATGTATCTTATAAAGCACTTCTTTTAGGAACACCACAAAATGAAAAAGAAAGTATAAAATATGCAAATGTTTTGGCAACAGGAAATTATCCTTGTGGATTGGATGGTTGTTTTACAGTAGGAATTAGTGGTGGATGTGGTACAAAATGTTTTGTATATCAAGATGGTGAATGCAAAGAGCCAGAAGAATTTATTGAAGCCAAGTATAAAGAAATGACAATTGAAGAAATTAAAGAATTTAAAGACTTATATCCTCAATGTATCGAATTATGTAATAAATTATTAATAATGAAAGATAAAGAAAAGGAAAATAATTCATTAAAAATAAGTATCCCAATACTAACAAATATGGATTTAGACGATATTAGCAATTACCACAATGAGTTAATAGATAAATTTACCCAGGGTTTAGCTCACGATAAAGATTTGTTAATTGCTCAAGAATTAATAAAAATACAAAAAAAAGAAATAGAAAAGAAAGATAAGATGATAAATTTAATGAGTAAAAGAATACAAGAAGATAGCAAATGGCTTTATAGTGATTTTAAATTTAATGCTAAATCACGAGAAGAAATAAAAAAATATTTTGAGGAGTTGGTAGAAGATGGAAAATAAAATTGAAGTAAACGAATATGTAAGAACTGAAACAGAAGGAATAGGCAAAGTGATAGAAATAAAAGAGAATCCATTAAGATATGTAATAAACGAATATGGCGAAATAGTATTAGCGAATGAAATAGTAAAACATTCAAAAAACATAATTGATTTAATTGAAGAACGGAGATTATGTGAATGGATATAAAGTTTTAGATAATGATGGAGAATATGTCGAAGTTGAACAAGAAGTATGGGACGGAGATTCAATCAAATATAGAGAATATTCGCAAGAAGAAATTAAATCAATAGTAACACATCAACAAATGGCTCAAATAGAATATAAAGTAGAGGAGGACAAATAATGTTAAAAATAAAAGAACGGAATTGACTTAAAAGAATTAGAAAAGTTTCGGATTTAAGTTGGAAAAATCTGAATTTAAAACAGATATAGATTATATAAAGATTTTAGATAATTGTTATGAGTCAGGAATGATGATAGATAAAAATAAAATTATAGATTATAATACCTATTATGATAATTTTAGTGATGAAGAATTTCAACAGTATCAAGATACATTATATGACCTAATTTTAGAAGATATGGTAGAGAAAGTAGAGGGCAAGTAATATGGAAGAATTAATAAAAATATTGGATATAGGAAAAATAGAATTTTTATGTTTAAGATATATAGATAATAAGGGAAATTTTAAAGAAGTAAGAATAGATTATCCAAATGAATGTTTAGAGGCAAAGGAGGACAAGTAATATGGAATTTTTTATATGTAGAACAAGCGGTAGTTGTTTTAATAAAAAGAAACCTACTGAAAATGCTTATAAAAAAGGAGAACATTGGTATATAAAGATAAATTCATTAGAAGAACTTATAGACTTAACTAAAATAGAAGGAGAAATAATAATAAGTAAAGATACATTAGAAATATATGATGATTATAGAGAATAATACCAGAAGAAAATAAAAAATAGTATTAAGATAATACAGGAAAGGAGTTTGTATATGTTTAATACAAATACTTATAGAGCAGGAGATGTAACAAATACATTAAAAATAAATGCTTGTAGCGGTGGAATATATAAAACATACAAAGAAAGTTGGTTTAAAAGATTTCATCTAAAAAGTGAACTTGCAAATGAATTATTTACTAATTATGCATATCAAAATGTAGAAACTGGGGAATATTATAGTGACAGATGGGGAGATAATGATTATAACAGACCTCAAAAGAATAGAGAACAAATTATTATATTGCAAATGATTATATGTGGAGATATGGAAGTAATAGCAGAACTAATAAAAAAAGCAGATTTTGATAGATATTTTGATATTCCTGAGTTAGAGAAAGGAAATGATTAGATGAGTAAAGCAGATGAGATATTTGAAAAAATTGGATTTAATAAAGTACCAGTTGTAAATAGATTAACTGGAGAAGAATATAAATATGATTATGAATATATAAATTGTGATGGCACTTGGGAAGAACATATATTAATAAATGACTCTACAAAAATGATTCATACCAGTAATTATTTATTATCAGTAGGAAAAGAATATAGCTTTATTTTAACTAAAGAAAAATTACAAGCAATAAATGAAAAATGTAAAGAACTTCGGTTGGATTTAAGGAGAATGGTATGGAAGAAATTTGGAAACCAATTAATGGATATGAAGATAAATATTTGATAAGTAATCTTGGAAATGTAAAATCATTATATAGGTGGAATGGAAAAGCTTTCTATAAAAGAGAATATTTATTAAATAAATATGTAAATAAGCATAATGGATATGTATATATTTGCTTAACCAAAAACAATAAAATTAAAAATGTTAGATTACATCGTTTGGTTGCAAAAACATTTATACATAATCCTAAAAATTTACCACAAGTCAATCATATTGACGGCAACAAACTAAACAATAAAGTAGATAATTTAGAATGGTGCACTTGTAAAGAAAACATAATACATGCTTATAATATAGGGTTGTCAGAAAATAAAAATAAAATAAAAGTAAAACAATATGATATAAATGGAAAATTGTTAAATGAGTATAAAAGCTTATCAGAAGCTAGCAATAAAACTGGAATTAATATTCAAAAAATTAGTCTTTGCATAAATAATAAATATAAATATAGAAACAAAAATGAAAAGTATATTTGGAAGAAAGGATAATTTTTGGGGGTGGATAGAATGAGTAAAATATATAAACGGATGGGAACTAATAAAAGCTATAGCAGATGGAGAAATAAAAGAAGGCAACATTATAGAAGTGCATAATTTATCAATAGTGGATGAATTAGTTACAACAATACTTATAAATAAAGAAAAATTGATAGTTTGGAAAACAGGAGAATTTGATACATCAATGTTATCTAATAGATATTATTATTTTGAACTAAAAGAAGATAAAATAGAAATACAAAATATAGAAGAAATAAACGATACTTGTTATGATGTAAATACTATGTCAGATGACGAAATTGAATATTATCATAATACGACTGCGAGTAAAATAAACGACTTAATAAAAGCAGTAAAACAACTAGATGAAAAAATAAAATAAATGGAGATGATGATAGATGAAAACGAAAAAAATAATAAAAAAAATAGGATTAAAAAAATACATTATATATCAATTCTTAAGATATTTAGAGATACTTATTAATACCCCATACATAATATTAAAATCAATTATAACTATATTATATTGTATTTTTGATTTTTTAAATGATTTATTTTGCAAAGATGAAATCATACTATTATCTAATATAAGTAAAAAAATCGACAAATTTAAAGAAAGCGTATGGGAAATGATAAGTAAAGGTTAAAAAGAAAGGAGGAACTAAAGATGAGAATCGTGTTTTTATTATATTTACTCCTGTGTTATATGTGCCTGATGTTTATATATATTTTATTAAAATGTGAAGGAGACTTATAAATGCTAGATGAAAGAAATCTTGAGTATTATGGTAATAATGGCATTATAAATTTAACACCAAATGAATCTAAATTGTTAGGATTACTTATAGAAAATAAAAATAGAATTGTGAAATTAGAAGAAATATGTTTAAAAGTTTATTCTGCAAATTATAATACATTATACAAAAATTCAATTAGAATTGTTATATCAAGAGTAAATAAAAAAATAAAAGATTTTAAGATAAAATGCAAAAGAGGAGTAGGCTATTATATAGTAAGTTATTATATAGGAGGAGATTCAAATGAATAAAAAAGAATTTATAGAAAAACACTGCAAAATATGTAAAGAAAAATGTGAAAAAGGATTAATGGAAAACCGAACTTTTATTAGATGTGTAGATAAATATATTACAGAAAAAAAGGAAAATACTAGCAAAAAATAATATAGTATGCTATAATAAAAGAAAACGGGGGAAAAATTATGGTTGATGTGTTTGAAAAAAATATATGCAACTATTGTAAAAGCACGAATTGTAACAAAAAAATAATGGAGGGTGGAGAATACAAGCTAAAAACTTATAAATGCTTGTCTTATATTAAAGATGAAGCAAAAATTGTTCCAGTTAGTCCACCTATATATATCACAGCTAATAGAGATTATGTGAGAAGAAGTGAAAGGTAGTGTAGATTTTTTCTACACGCTTTTCTTTTAAAGGAGAGAAAAAAATGTATAGTAGAGAAAATTTTATAAAATTTATTCCCAAGCCTAAAAATGAAGATGTAATATTATATGACATTTCTTTAAAAGATTTAATTGATGTGGATGTCTTAAAGGAATATCAGGAACTTTATCCCGTTTTTGAAAGAGAGAAACAAGAATATCTAAAACTAAGAGAAGAAATAAAAGTATATGAAAAGAATATTAATGAAATATATTTATTTAATCCGTCTTGGGGAGAGACAGACTATTTAAAGCATTTACAAGATGACAAAAGGACATATTCTATTTTATATTCTAATATAAAGAAAGCTGAAAATAATATTAATATGCTTAACAAGAAAATACAAGGAATTGACGAAAAGATAAAAATACAAAATTCAAAAGAAAATAGAGAAAGAGAAAAGAAAAAAGAAGATATAGAAAAAGATATAGAAAAAAACAAAGAGAATTTAGCTAGATTCAAAGAATGTTTACAGACATATAAAGATGCTTTAGCTAGAATAGACGAAAATATCTCTGAAAACGAAGAAGATTTTCAACTATTAAGAGCAATGGAATCAAGCTTAAGTATAGGGGAATATCAATGTGTCTATTGTGGTAGCAAGGTAAATGTAAAATCAGAAAATTCTTTGATATATAAACGTCTATATAGAAATCTTGAAAAGAATAAATTAGAATTAGAGAAACTATTGGCTCAAAAAGAAAAAATTGAAGTCAACATTGCTTATTATGAAAATGAAATATCTAAAGTCAAAAAAGAATTAAATAATGATATTAGTTTTAAAAAAGACGGCAAAAATATTTATATAAAAAAGAGCATTGAAATTCTAAAATTAGAAGCTTTAAAAGACGAAATGTTAAACAATATTGCTGATTTAAAAAATCAAATTAAAAGAGATTCTGATTCAAATTCGAAGAAGTATTTAGAACTAAAAGAAAGAATTGACAGATATGAAACAAGTCTAAATAACTTAAGAAAAATCAATGAGATGCGATTAACTATAAAAGAAAAAATAACTTTATATAAAACCAAAGAAAAAGAACTCAAGGAAAAACTTAACACTATTAACTATTATATTTCTTTTCTTACTATATATTATAAAATATATGAACAAAAGGCAAGCGAATACTGTGGTCAAGATTATAAATTTAAGTTCTTTAAAGTTGAAGATTATAAAATAATTGAAGTTTTTAATATATTTTACAAAAACATAGAGTATTCTCAATTGCCACCAAAGGTTAAAGATGAAGTCGATAAAACCCTTATAGAAAAATTTTCGATATATTTTTAATATACTTTAAACATATCCTAAGCATACTTTAAATATATTCTTAATATGTATTGACATTAGTGCGGAGTTATGATATACTACGTACTGAAAGGAGGAAAGAAATGGAAAAGAATCCAGAAATAAAAGAAATGTTAAGACATTATCAGATAACGTATAGAGAACTCTTAGAATATTTGCCAAATTTTTCACATACAACTAGAATATGTGAAGAACTAGCAAAACCATTATCTGAAGAAAGAAAAAAACAATATCTTTTAGCAATTAAAAAGATAAAAGAAGAAAAAAGAAAACTTTATGAAAATTAAGGAGGAACAAAGATGCGAATAAGCCAATTAAAAATTGAAAATTTGTATGGAATTGAACAAATTGATTTAGATGGAAAATCAATTGAATTAGTAGGTTCAAATGGAGTTGGAAAATCTTCTGTTTTAGATGCAATAAGATTAGCTTTAACTAATAATAGCAAGCGAAAATATATTGTAAAAAACGGTGAAACAGAAGGTAGAGTCTACGTAAAATTGGACAATGGAGTAACAATAGATAGAAAAAAAAGAACTAATAAATCAGACTATAAATCAATAAAAGATGAAAATGGAAATGAAATTACAGGACCAGAAGCATTTTTAAAAGATATTTTTACACCATTACAATTAGAACCAGTTGAATTTTTATCTATGAGTGAACAAGAACAGAACAGAATATTATTAAACCTTATAGAATTTAATAAAGATAAGCACGAATTTATTAATCAAAAGTTTGGAGAAGAAATTTCTTGGGTAGATTATAATAATTCTATTTTGGAAATACTTAACGAAATACAAGCTAAAGACGGAAAATATTATCAAGACAGAGAAGAAATAAATAGAAATGCTAGAAACGCTTTAGCAATTGTAAACGATATTGCCAAAGATATACCAGAAGGATATGATGTAAAAAAATGGAGAGATTATACATTATCAGACAAATATGAAGAACTAAATAAAAATAAAGATTATAATAATAAAATAGACAGGTCTATTGCTTATAAAGAGGATTATAATAATAAAATAGAAAATTTGAATAATATTGAAAGCAAACAATTATCAGATATAAAATTAATGAAAGAAAAAGAAAAAGCAAAAATCGAAAAGGAAATAGCAGAGTTAGAAAAACAATTAAATGATTTAAGAAATAGTTTAATAAATTTAGATAATAAATACAGATTACAAGAAGCAGAAATCGAATCGAATTTAGAAATAGAAAAAGCTAAGCTAGATGAAAACATAAAAATAGCCAACAAATGGGCAGATAAATCTAAAATAGAGACAGAAACATTGGAAAATGAATTGAAAATTGCAGAAGAAATGAAAGGACATATAAATGAATATGACAGAATGACTGAAATGCAAAACAATGTCGAAAAATTAAGAGAACAAAGCGAAACTTTAACTAATAAAATAGAACTTGCTAGAACTTTACCTGGAGAAATCTTAAAAGAAGTAAACATTCCAGTTAAAAATCTTACAGTAGAGAATGGTATTCCATTAGTAGATGGTCTACCAGTACGGAAATTTAAGTGAACGGAGAAAAATTACAACTTTGTGTAGATGTTACTTTAGGAGATAAAAATAATCTAAAATTAATACTAATAGATGGAACAGAAAAGTTATCAGAAGAAAATAGAAATAAACTTTACGAAATATGTAAAGAAAAGGGACTTCAAGTAATTGCAACGAGAACCGACAACAATAATTCTTTAAATATTATAGAGTTGTAGGAGGAATTTATGATAATAGTAAATCAAGATAGAGATATGATAGTAAATTTTGATAATATAGTAAATGTTTACATAAAACATTCTCCAAATGAAAAACCTGATATAAGAGTTAATACATTGCAAGACTTGGAACTATGTTTAGGTTCATATACAACAGAAGAAAGAGCAGGACAAATATTAGATGACATTGTATATGAATATAAAAAGTATTCTTTGGATAATAAGGGGTCAATAAAGATTGATTCAAAAGTTTATAAAATGCCGTTAGAATAGCAATTTGAGGACGACTTAAAAGCAAAATTATATGATAGGAGAATAAAAAAATGTTTAAAAAATTAAATAAAACTAGAAAAGGTCTATTCTGTCTAAACGTTGTTGCAGGATTGACTAACATAATAGTTGGCTTTCTAAGTGGAAACATATTTGAAATTATATTAGGTCTAATGTTTTTTGCTTATATATTGGACATATTTAGCCAACAATCATCTGATGATTTAATTAATCTGATGGAAAAAGAAATCGAACTTGAAAAGAAAACATCTTATGTTATTATAACAGAGTTTGAGAAAGCCTATAAAAAAAATAACGAAAAATTGTTAAAAGAACTTTTTAATATAACTGATAAATACTATGAGGAATATAAGGAGGAAGAAAGAAATGGCTAAAATTACACCAGAAAATTATTTTTCAAAAGAGATGGATTTAGAATATATGTCCGTTTCACAATATAAATTATTTAAAGAATGCGAAAGCAAAGCTTTAGCAACTATAAATGGAATCGAAGAGAAGAAAGAATCGGATGCATTGTTACAAGGTCAATTATTCGAAGAATTAGTTTCTGGAGATTCAAAACTATTTATGGCACAACATCCTGAAATGATATCCAGTAGAGGTGCAACAGCAGGACAATTAAAATCAGAATACCAAAAAGTACTTAAATCAGCCGAAAAATTTAATAGTCAAAAGTTTTTTAAGGATATAATAGATAAATGTGATAAACAGACTATTTTAACTGGAGAAATTGAAGGAGTAAAGGTCAAATGCAAATTAGATTTATTTGACAAAGAAAGCAATTCAATATATGATATAAAATGTATGTCAGACTTTAAAGAACAATGGAGCTCATCTGAGAAAAGATATATTCCTTGGTATTATGCTTGGGGTTATGTATTACAATTAGCAGTATATAGAGAAATAGTAAAGCAAAATTTTGGAGAACCAAAAGAAGTAGGATTAATTGCAGCAACTAAAGAAGCAGTTCCAGATATCCAAGCGTTAAAAATTGATCCCGATTTACTAGATTTAGAGCTAGAAGAATTTAAAAGAAATATAAAACACTATGATAACATAAAAAAAGGAATAGATTATGCAGTTAGTTGTGGCACTTGCGAATATTGTAAAAAAATAAAAGAGATTAAAAGCTTTGAGGAGGTGAAATAATATGCTTAGAATTGGAGATATAGTTACACCAAAAGAACCTTATATTGGATATGGATATATGTTTAAAATTGTAGATTATGCAGATTGTAGTGATATGAATCCATTTGAAGACAATAAATATCTCATAAAGCGTGTTTGTCAAAAACTTGACCCTATAAGAGGTCCTTTTGATAAACAAATAAGAAAAATGGATTATGCAGAAATGGTACATTGGTTAGAAAACGATTTAGAGCTATTAGAAATCACAAATCAAGTAGGTCCCACCCCAGACTTTCCAATATCTATTCAAAATCAAAAAATAGAAAAAATAACGTTTTCAAAAGAGATACTTGGTGAGACCTATATAAATATAGACGCAAATAAAATTCAAATAAAAAATAAGGAGGAAATTGATATGAAAAATATATTAGATATTTATAAAGAAAGAAAAATAAAGCTAATTGAAAATAAATATAAAAAGTTAAAAGAAGAAATTGAAGAAAATGATGAGATTCAAAAAATAATGGAAGAAACAATTAGATTAATTCAAGATACAGACCCTAATCGTAAATTCCCACAAGTATTTTATAATTCTTTTACAACTGAAACACTAGAAAAAGAAAAAGAAATAGACAACGAGTATAAAGAAGAAATAAATGCATTAAATTATTTAATTGAAGAAGTAGAAGCTTTGTTCTTATTAACTTCAGATTATACAGAAAGAATAAAAATACTTAAAGACTATGAAATACTTAATAAAAAAGGAAAATTAAATATTTAAGGAGGGAACAATGGGAATAGGAGTTTTAATAATAGGTAAATCTGGTAGTGGAAAATCCACCTCAATGAGAAACTTTAAATCTGATGAAGTTGGAATTATAAATGTAATTTCCAAACCGTTACCATTTAAAAATGTAAACGGGCTTAAAACTGTTGATACAGATAATTATGCAGATATAAAAACAGTATTAGAAAAGTCTAAAGCAAAATCAATAGTTATTGATGATGCTGGTTATTTAATAACAAATCAATTTATGAGGAAACACGCCAACGCGGGTGGTGGAAATGCAGTTTTTAGTTTATACAACGATATTGCAGATAATTTTTGGACATTAATAGAACAAATAAAAGCTTTGCCTAATGATAAAATTGTATATTTGTTTATGCACGAAGAAAAGAATGAATTTGGAGATATTTCACCTAAGACGATAGGCAAACTTATAAATGAAAAAGTGTGTTTAGAAGGACTATTTAGTATAGTTTTAAGAGCAAAAAAAGTAGATAAAAATTATTACTTTTTTACTCAGTCTACAGAAAATGATGTAGCTAAAAGCCCAATTCGGTATGTTCGATGAATTATTCATTGAAAATGATTTAAAATCTGTAGATGATATTATCAGAGATTATTATAATATAAAAATAAATAAGGAGGAAAATTAATTATGATACAAGGATTTAGTGATTATGAAAAAACAGAGGCAAATACATTTGGACAGATAGAAAGATTAACTTTAGGAGGACACGTTTGCAAAATTTTAGAAGTAGAGACTGAAACAATTACATCAAAAAAAGATGGCTCAATTTATAATATTTTAAAAATAAAATTTGATATTGACGAACCAGATGCACAAGCTGGATTCTATCAAAGAAAATTTGTAGAAGATGCAAACAAAGATGCTTTGGCTGCAAAATGGAAAGGATATTATAGACTAACTATACCATCAAATGCATCTCCGGATTTTGCTAAACAAAATTGGAAAACTTTCTTAACTTCAATTGAAAAATCTAATCCAGGAGTTCAAATAAATGGTTCTGTTGGATTTGAAGAGAATCTTTTAGTAGGTAAAAAATTCGGAGGAATTTTTGGATTAGAAGAATTTACTCTTCCTTCAGATGGAAGAACAATTACTTTTACTAGAATTAGATTTGCAAGAAGTACAGAGAAAATTGAAGATGCCGCAATTCCTAGTGTAAAATTGTTGGATGGTTCTTATACAAAATATGAAGATTACATTAACAAAAAAGAAGCATCAACAACGAACAATACTACTAGTGATTTAGGAACTATAACATCGGATTCAGATTTACCATTTTAGTTTACATATTTTTAAAAATGACTAAAAAAACGACCGCTTAAATTAGATTTTAAGCGGTTTTTATTTTTAGGTAATATACTTTTATGCCTTGATTTTAAGCGTTTTCCGCATCTTTAAAGATTTTTAATGTTTTTAAAAATTCATAAGCATTTTCTGGGGTCATATTCTCGTCATAATCTGTTCTATAAATTTCTTTATGAATATAAATCATATCATTCTCGGTTTCTTTCCCATTTTCTATATTTTCTTTTTCAAAATCTCTTTTCGTTTCTTTTACATAAGATGCCACTTGAATTATATTACATTTATTTATTATCTTTTGTACATAAACTACTCTATGATAATTTGTTATCATACCATCAGGTTGCTCTATTTCTTTTATTAAAGCCATTTTATTTCTCCTTTCTAATTATGATACGTATTGAACGGTTAAATAAGTTGTGCTTTCTTGTATTGTACCATTAGAATTATTCCCATATAAATATATAATATCCCCAGCAGACACTTTAAAAATTATAGGCACACTGTTTGAGTGTGTATAGCCTTGTGTACCTGCGCTATATGCATTATGATATGAGACATATGATGAATTCTTTTTTACATCACAAGAAATATTGCCTGCTGCAGCGGATTTATATCCGATATTTCCATATACAAAAACTTTACCATCTCTACCACAAAGTATTCCACCATCTGATAAAGATAATATTCCTGAACCATCTTGCTCATTAAAAATTGTATTTAAAGTTATTTTAGTAGCTGATGTAAAAGTTTGAGATGAATTAGGTTTAGCTGTGATACATTGCTGCTGCATTGGTGTATCAGATACTAATGTGTTTGATGCGTCTTGATATACTAAAGGTGCCCTATTATTAGCTGAATCCCAAATGCCTACTGTAGATATACTATTCCCATTCCCTCCATATATTTTAGAATTATGTGGGAAATTTCCGTTCAGAGTATTTTTAAAAAATATGCTTTTTTCATTGTCGTTTTGAGAAAAATAAACATCTCCATTAATCTGTAATACGCCACCTAATTCTTTATCATATTTTCCACCTATTGCTAATTTATTTTTATAAATTGCGATTGCAGGGGTTCCAGCTCCTAATGTAATTGTAGCAGTAGCACTAGATAATGCGTCTTCAACATATAATTGTATATTATAGGAGTTTGATGCATCGAATCCATCTGCTCCTAAGTCTCCTGCTATAGATAAGCTACCAGTTGCCGTATTTCCACTCTTCGTATATGTTATAGGTGTAGTGCCTTCTACATAAGTGTTTGAGTATGTTGGCTTATATCTATATCCTATATTTCTTATTGTATTAGTAATTACGCCAAATGTATCATTCCAAAAATTTATGTTGAACTCTAAAATGGCTTCTTCTCCTACATTGCTCAATCTCTTTACACTCATTGATGATATGTTTATATTCCAATAATTTATAGATTTTGTATATGCAGTTATAACTTTTGCCAATCCTCTGCTATCTATTGCATACATATCTATTTGTGTATTTGTTACATTCGATATCTCTAAACTGATAGGATAACTTGATAAATTTGATGTACTAGAGCTAGAGTTTCCAATAACCATTCTGTATGAGCTTAAATTTGCACTATTATTGGCTATTGCTTTATTTTCTTCGGTAATTTTTCCTATTACATTTGAATAATTAGGTATTATTTTAGAATAATCTCCAGTTAAATAATATGTGTTTTCTACTAAAAATTCAAAATTATTGAACGTAGGTCCCTCATTCCCTTTTACTTTATAAGTTCCACTTTTTGTGCTAACTGTATTAGACCCGTATGTACAATAATAGACAGCATTTCCAGATATACTATTAGGTATGCTTGCATATAGATTGTCTGCATTAGGGGTAAAAGATATAGATGTACCACTTGTAGTTCCACTATAAAATTGTGTCCCACTTGTGGAATTTTGTTTCATATATACAGTGCAATTTCTCCCTAAAGGATTGTATAATGTCAGTTTCTGACCATCTCCAATAGTCAAAGGATTTGAGCCTATATCACTAACATAAGGATAATTGTATGTACTCTTGGTTAATGTTGCAGAATTGCTTGTAAGTCCATTATCTTTTCTAGTACAAGTTAAGTAAACAATATATGAAGTGTTTGCATTTAACCCATTCAGTGTAAATGTTGATGTTTTTGCTCCTGTAGAATTATTATATACTGTAGTATTTGAATAACTACTTTCATTACTTTTTTTATAATAAGCCACTACTTTAGAGCAGGTTTCACTAGTATTCCATTTATATGTTAAAGATGTTTCAGTTTGGCTACTTAAAGTGAAAGTTGGTGTGCTACTAAAATATCTTGCAATCTTTTCACAATCAAAACTTCCGCTCTTACTCGCGCTCACACCATAACTTGATGCTTTTATGCTTGCACTAAAACTAACTGATTTGCTTCCATCGTTATTGTGAGATACCGACAATGTTCCGCTAGCTATGCTTATTTTTGCATTTGGGCTTGATGCACTTACACTTACTTCTTTGTCTATTATTGTAGTTCCATTTAATTTGAAATATAAAGTATGTTTTGCACTAATACTACCACTACCACTAGATTGACAATAAACATTATATTTTACATTAGATTTATTAGTGCTTGAGCTTCCACCACTATCAGTCAATTCTACGTATAATGTAAAATACTTTGCATAACTATATCCACCAACAGCACTACACGATGCTGTATATGTTTTCGAAGTACTCATATTTACCCTCCTATTCTAATAATCCAGCTAACCACACTTGATTATCTATTTCTTCAATCAATAAATTGTTTATTGTTGCTTGCCCTCTAACTGTTAATTCTTCTGTAACTACACCTTTATCTGTCATTTCAGCAACAACTTCTCCAGTCTCTTTATTATATGTTCTATTTCCATCTGAATCTATTCTTGTAAATGTATTCGTTGAAGAACTTTCTACTTGTATTCCCTTACCTATAGAAACTGTATCTGTCATCGTTTCATTCGGATTTTGGCTCCAAATTTGTTTTTCTGAACCATTTATTAAAATCAAATCACTTATTAAACACGAATCTGCATCACTTGAAATAAATTCAATTCTAAAATAATTATCGTCAATTGTTATTACTTTCTGGAACACGCTCCAAGATTCTGCAGTTAAAGTTATTTCATCTTCATCTTTTATTTTTACTTTAATGTTGGCAAGTGATTTCAACTTTTTGTAATTAAATGAAATATTATATGTTCCATTTTTTATATTATTTATTTCTTGCATTAAACTATCTGCTTGTAAAATAAATGCACTGTTTGATTCGTTATTTAATTTTACGTCTGTACTTGTGTACTGTACAGCAGAGCCTTCCCAATATTCGCTGCCGAAAAAAACCTACAGAATTTTTAATTAAATTATTTCCACCTGTTGTAGATAAGGTATTTTTTAATCCCGTAACATCAATTTGCAAATCCTCTACTGTTTTTTTATAGTTTTCTACGTCGCCACTAATTGTATCTATATCTCTTTCCGTTTGTGTAACTCTTCCTTCTATGTTTTCATCTGTTTGGGTTAATTCTGACTTATCATTTATCATAGTTTGGTTTATTTGCCTTATTGAATCGTTTACAGACTGACCATTCTTGTAATAAGTTATTACTTTTGAAGAGCTTAGTGTTCCATTATTTATTATATTTGTAGCTGATACAGATTTTTTAAATATATCTGTACTATCTAATGTTATATCACTTAAAGTTAAAGTTGCGTCCGACTTATCCCATACACCATATTCAAAAGCTACAACTCTTAATTGCTCTGTTTCTCCTTCAATATCATTGTAATTTATGACATCAACTATATCGTTTAAGTCTATTGTTTCTAATTCATATCCTTCGACTTGATATAGTAGAGCTGCTTTGACTGTTAATTCTATTGAAGGTTTACATAAATCTTGTAATTTTCTTTGTCCCCATCTCATTAATTGTTCAGGGTCTGTTATATCGGAATTATTTTCTATTCCTTCTAATACCGTATTAGTATATGAAAAGTTTTCTAACCATTCACTACCATCATTTACTGATTTTATATTTAAATTGCTTTCTCCTAATGGACAAAGCCTTGTAACAATTTTGTTATTATATAATTTTTCTAACGATTGCATATTTTTTCTATATTTTACTTCATATCCATCATAAGGGAGCCAAGTTGTTTCGTTTCTATGATGTATTATCTTGTTTACACTATCAAATACTAATATTCCTCCCCATATTTCTTGAACCTTTAATATATTTTCATAAATGTCTATTTGGTCCGTTTCTAAATCGAAAGTTCCCTCTACGTCGCAATCTCCAGTAGTCCAACCTGTTCCATATAATAAAGCGTCTAAAGCATATCCTGAAGTTCCTGGTAAATGGGTGCTGTTTACATATTCGTCATTATTTTTTAGCGGTAAATCTCCACCTGACAAAACTACAACCATAAATATATCTATTGTTTCTAGTTCTGTTTCACTATTCCAAGCTCTAACATATTTTCTAGTCAACAACTTTTGTCTTTCATACGCAGTTATAGCGACAAGTTTTTCATCATTTTCTGATATCGTCTCTTCAAAACATCCATCAAAATTCGTCGAAAACATCATTCCATCTACCATATATAAATTTTCAGGATTATTTATTTCGTTCCATTTTGGGTTTGCTAGGTTTATTGAAAACTTAAAAACATTCTCTGCATTTTGCGTTTTAGTTACTCTAGGATTTATCAAAGTATCATCATCATCTTTATTAAACACAGCTATAAGTTGCTCGTATTTATCCAAAACATAAATTTGTTCATCTTTAGCTGATGCTGAATAATAATATAATTTCATAGTAGCTTTTATAGTATCAGAGAAATAAATATGTGTATAATTAGTATATAATATAATATCTTGAAATTGTTCATAAGCAAATAATTGTTCATCTGTAAACTCAATTATTTCTCCATTTATATTCAACCCTTGCTCGTCAATATAATCTCCAGATGCAAGAGTTGTTCCTTCTAATGGAAAAGTTAGAGTATTAATTTTGCTTTGGTCTTTATTCTCAATTACTAAATTTATGCTTCCAGTATTACCATTCCCATAAATCGTAGGAACTCTAGCTTTAAAATTATAGGTATTTAATACTATCTCTGAACCAATATAGATTTTTTCCATATTATTATCCATTATTTTTCCTCCATTCTTGCATCGCATTTTTTAAGATTACCATTTTCATCTAACTCTATTGTAGGAAATGAATAACTTTGATATTTTTCAGGTGTCCAATTCGATTTATATCTCTTACATTTATTTGGACAAATATTATTCATACATAAGCTAATATCCCAAGCTATCGGTTTATTCTCCATAATAATCTCTCCTTATAACATTAAATCATACCATTCCACAGACACTTGCGTATCGTCATCTATTCCTGATAAAACTTTTAACTCATTAATTCCATTTTCTACTTTTGGGAATTGATGATTATAATATTTCATAGCATTTGCTTTTACTTCTTCATTATTTATATGTGTAACTGTAGACTTACTCGTATCTATAACAATTCTTGCACCACTTAATATATCTGTACCAAATTCCATAGAATAATCATTAAATGATATTATTGGAGTAATGGCAGGTCCATTTATCGTAAATATTGCTCCTGCATCTTTTATTGTATTACTATTCTCTTTTCCATTGCCTACAATTTTCTTTTTCTCTAAAGAATATCCAAAAGAATCTGAAGATTTTAATGGAATTGAAAATTGTAAAAATGTTGGATAATTAACAGTTGATAATGCACCATTATATTTCACATTGTAAAATTTTTCATTTTTTTGGTCTACGAATTTTTTTGTTGTATTTTTTATGCTATTTAAAAAATTGTTTATTTTTCTCTCTTCGGCAACTTTTTCATTTATTGTTAAATTATCGTTGGTATAACAAACTAAAACAAAGCTTATTGGCTCATATGTAGTTGCTAATACTATATCCCCATCTCTTCCTGCTATTTTTGATGAAGTTTCAGAAGCTTCAGGCATAGATGGAATTGTACTTTCACTTATACTAACTAAATAGTCTATATCAAATTTTGGTATTATTAATCGTCCATTTGAAGAAATATAAAAATCAAAATCGTCTAAATCAAAACTTTCCATTGTTTTTCTCCTTTCTTTTATTTTATTATACCATAAAAAGGCTAGAAATAAAATAGATTTATAAAAAAGATAGACAGCCATTTAAGACTGTCTACAATCAACTTGACCGTCTTTCAGGTCCTTTATGAGGATTAGGATTTGCACCTAACATAAACACAAGTTTTACGCTAGCAACAATATATTTTTATTATATATTGCGGTGTTCTTATCGCCTCTAAGCGTCTACATATTCCGCCACCTCATATATTTATTTATATTTTTCAGGAAAAACTATTTTTAATGCATCTTCTACAGAACGAGCAAAGCCGAGCATAGGCACCGAGAATCTTGCATCGATTTTATAAACTTCTTTTGTTCTTCTCTGATTTTTCCATCTTCATATTTAACTTCTATATAAAAACATTTTCCATCAATATTTCTATGACCTTGTAAATCAGATTGTCCGGGAAATCCAATCCTAATTTTTTCACCGTATGGCGTATAAAATAAGCCACTATTAGTTCTATGTACCTTGCAGCCTCTCTTACATAATTCTACTATAATTTTATTTTGTAATATAGTTTCTTTTTTCATTTATGTTTCCTCTCACTTTTTTAATAAATGTAATCTTTTAGCTTGGAATACAGCCCATCCAGGTTTATATCCACGCATTTTTCCAAACTCTACCAATTCATAAAAATTTCTACATTCTTCTGGTTTTTGATAAGTAACAACTTTTTCTGCCGTTTTATGCATTATTTCTTGTCTTCTTGCTTCTTTTTCTTCTTCAACCTTCCTTAGTTCTATCTCTTTAAAATTCTGTATTTCAGTTGCTGTTGTTTCATATACTGCTCCACAGTAAGGACACACAGGTGCTGCTTCAAATGTGCTAAAACAATTTTGACAAACTCTAATTTTAAATGTTCCATCATCGTTTTCGTTGTCGTATTCTTTTACTTTAGAATCTAAAGACCATTGTCTTCTTGATGTTGGGAACCCAAAAGACTGTATATTATTAACATAATCTATAATTATGGCTATTTTTCCTTCAACTGGAGTTAATGCACGACAGCCTTGTTGAATAAATAAAGGTAACGATGCTGTTTTTCTAAGCATTAAACAAGCCTCAGCTATGGGTAAAGTTATTCCCTCACTTATAAGATTGCAATTACATAAAATCTTAAATTCTCCATTTTCAAATGCATTTAATGCTTCTTCTCTTTCTTTTTCTGGTGTTGTTGCATCTATGTGTCTTGCTGGAATATTATTATTATTAAACATTTCGCATACTTCTTTGCTGTGAGAAACATTAGTGCAATAAGCTATTGCACTTTTATCGTTGGCTAACAATTTATAATATTTTAATATATCGCCATAGATTCTTTTAGAGCTCATTGCTTCACCTAATTGTTGGTTATTGTAATCTCCACCAGTTTTTTTTACATTACTAAAATCTATATTTAAGTCAGGTGCATAATAGTGATATGGCGATATTTTACCCATTTTTATAAGTTCATCTGCCGATAGTCCTATAATCATTGTATCAAATAAAGTTAGTGGTTTCCCGTCAAGACGTGAAGGTGAACCGAGTGTATCCTACTCTAGGACAATCATAATATTCACAAACCTTAACATAAGAACTTGCCATAGCTAAATGAGCTTCATCTATTATAATAAGGTCTACTGGTCCATTTTCTCCAAGATGTCTAACTTCTGTAAATACCGATTCTATTCTCGTTAAATTCCAATCTATATCGTCAAAAAGTTCTTTGTGTTGATTAATGAGACTTATTCTGTGAGCCAAAATTAAGACGTGATTACCTTTTTTATTAGCTGCTTCTGCCATAGCCTTCATTACATAGCTTTTCCCAGAGCAGTTATCGACAAGGAAGTACAACAAGTGGAGCTTTAAATCCTTTTTTAAAAGCTTCTCTTGTTCTATTATAGACATCTTGCTGATAATCTCTTAACTTAACTTCCATCGTCAATTATCACCTCCACTTCGTTTGAAAAAACGCAAATTTATTTTCTCTCTTCCATATCTTTTACAATTAAATCTCTAACATAATTACTAACTGTTTTATATTGCTCTTTTGCTATCTTCTTAACTTCTTCTTTCATTTCTGTTGGTAATAAAATCATCATTTTGTCATTATACATATTCATTCCTCCTATCTTAATAATATTATTATAATATATATATAATAAAAAGTCAAGAAAAGAAAAAAATGTAAAAATAATGAAATTTTTATATAAAAAAGCAAGTTAGAACTAACTAACCTGCCTCTTTGTTTTATTTATATACATTATTTTTAACATAAGCATATCTTTTAGTCTTAACCACATAAACGTAATCAACTGTACTTGATATGTTTTTTACAATCTTAACTTGAGTATTTGCTAAATAATTATATTTAGTTCCACTTAAACTAGATTTAGAATACATTGTAGTTTTTGTCTTTAATCTCTTATATTGTCCTACTGTATTTTTAATTGTACTGGTTTTAGTAGTTGGTTTTGTATTTGATAAATAAGATGTATATACCCACCCAGTAGTAGGATTTGTAATATAACTCCATTTTCCACTTGTTTTTGTAACTGTTACTTTTGTTCCGTTTGTTAATTTTTTAACTATACTCGAATTAGTATTTGCTTTCTTTCTTACATTTAATGATGAGTTTACTTTTACATATCGTGTATAAGATTCCTTGTTTGTAGTAGTCTTATTAGTTGTATTTGTAGTCGTTTTATTTACCTCTGTTGGATTTCCTTTGCCTTGGTCATTTGAATATATCCAAAAACCTTTATAATTAGCATATTTTTTAAAGTTTGATTTAGTTACTTTTGCACTATTTCCATCAACTATTACATTCGCATTTTTCCTACTTGCTGTATTAAATTTTCCACTATAAATATATGGGTCATATACTGTCATTGTATCATTATCTAATCCCATTAAACATATGTAATGTCCTGACGTTGTAAATAAACCGCTTCCACAACTTGCTATTATGTAATATTTGCTATCTCCATTGCTTTCTTTTTGCTTTAAATAATTCATTGCTACATCAAAATCATTTGTTGTATAATATTCTTCAAATCCAAAATAATCAGCTATAAATGGATAAAATGCCCACGCAGTTCCTGATGAGGCAGTTCTAAATCCATTATCTACACTTAATTTTGCAAGTGTAGTTGGTAATATTGCTCCTTTGCTAGAACTTACTATTATTGCTGCTGAAGTAGGTCCACAAGCACTTGATTTCATTGTTTGAGTTTTATTGTTTGTAGATGTATATAAGGTATTAGCCCATCTTGAATCTCCGTTGATTATAATATGTAAGTCCTTGATAAGCTCCTAGTAAAGATAAGCCGTTTCCTGTTATGTCTCCATCATAAGAAATGTTTTCTTGTTCAACTACTGCGTCAGTCTCTAAAGCTCCTTCATCTATGATGCTTTCTTCCTCATCAATTGAACCTTTTATTATTTCCTTTGTTTCTATTTCTTCATTATTTATAGTTGCGTCTTTTACATCTGATACCTCACTTTTAATCTCATCAGATACTACTATTTCTTTCAATATTTCATTTTGTACATCTGCTATTTCATTGCTTAAATTCGATTCAGGAAAATATATAGCACTAAATGCTCCTACTATACACAATATTACTAATACTATTTCTAATATTTTCTTCTTCATTTCAAATCACCTCTAATCTATTACCTCAAAAGTTTTTACTCTTTTATACAGATTTTCTACAAAAGAATTTCCTTTTAAAGCTTTATATAATTCATACGAATGCTCAATGCTTTCTAGTTGCCATTGTGTTATTTTTTTGTTTTCTTTACATCTATCATATATTGATAAAATATCATTTCTCAAACTACATTTTGTTGCTTCTATCATTGCCATACCAAATTTGAAAAATGCTACAAGTGTTGTGCATATAAATACTATTTGCACCCAGTAAGTCTTTACAAATTCCATTGTTATTCCCCCTCTATTTCATTTGTATCTTTTTCTGTTTGTTCTGTACTGTCCACTTTTGTACTGTCTGTTTCAAGTGCGACATTTTCTTCTTCGTTTGTCGCACTTTGTTCATATAAGCTCTGTATTTCTTCTAAATCTTCTTGGGTTAATATTTCTTTATTAAACCAACCACTTGCATATTGATATGTTTGATATAATGCCACTCCATTTTTTATCATATCTCTTATGCCTGTCATTATGAAGTTTCTTAAAAATTCATTCATTATTCAACACCTCCTAACGCAACTACTGCAGTATTTATATTGTTTACTACTGTCTCCATATCTTTACAATATGTAACTTTCATATTAGGACTTATCTCATCTGTACTGTATATATGTGTTACGTTTTTATATGTTCTTGAATTGTTTAGTTTGTCTAGTATAGTTGATTGTTCTTCTGTACATTCGATGTCTATTGGTGTTTCTAAAACATAATCTATATATACTGGAGTTCCTGCGTTGTATTGGTCTGATAGGATGTTTTTTAAATCATCAACTGTTGAAAAATCTGTAGAATATATTACAGGATATTTGTTGTAAGGGTGATATGAAATGTTATTATTCTCATTTTTAAGACTATTAAAAGAACTGCCTTTAAAATAATTACTAATTAATAAAATTTTGTTCCAATTTACACTTCCTATTGTTTTTAATACTGCTGATGTAATCTGATATCTTCCATCTGCAATTTCTATAGTTTCTGTCCCATCAAATATTTTCCTTGTAATATAATGTCTCTCATACCACTTGCCCAATTTCTTTACAAATGTATCTGCATAATCTCCTATTTTACGGAATGGCTGTTGTGTTAGGATTGTAAAAGATTGCTCTTGATGTTCTATGTAATCTGTTGCTGTTACCCCTTCTTCAATTTGAACTTGAGTTTTATAAGTCACTCCACTTTCTGAGTTGTACATTCCAAATCTAAAAGTTACATATGCAGTTCCATTTGGTAAGGCGACATTATTAAAAATACTAGAATTAATTGTCTTGTTGCCAAGAACAATCAAATTATCGTTCCAGAAAGTTATATAATTTTTGACAAATAATTCATTTGTCAGAGTTACTGATATTGATGATAAACCTTTTACATTGATTAATTTACCATATCGCTTATAATAAGAGTTCCCTTTATTTGCTACTTCACCAAAATACATGTCACTATCAGTACATTTAAAAATGAAGGTATCATTCTCTAAACTAACCGTTCCACTACTACACGTTATTGCTATATCTCCATTATATATGGCAGGTATAAATAAATTCTTATTACAAACAACAGTATTAATACTTCCATTATCTCCACAGCTTTTTACTTTTGATGGGTAGTCTGGGCTTGGACTGTTTGGTACAAATTGCTTAAATTCGGTATAGCTAGAGCCATTTTCTACTTGTATATATAATTCTAAATTATTAAATACAATATTAGCATTTGATACAAATATCCTCAAATATAACTCAATATCTTCTTGTATTGTAAATGTTAGGCTTTTAATTCCTGCTTTCAAATTACCTCCTGTTATACCAGAAGTTGCATAACTACCTGTAATAGATGTATTTGAACCACTCATTAAATATAACGCAAAATCTCCTGCGGGTATTTCATATGTTCCAGAATTAACTTTAATAGTATATGTATATGTTCCTTTCGGTATTTTTACTTTTGTAGGAATATCTAACATTATATTTCCACTGGACGTTGATGTCCCATTTAGAATTAAAATACTATTATTAAAATTATATGTAACTCCATATCCAGTTCCATTACCTATTTTATTTCCAGTAAAGTAATTAATTCCTTGTTCCGTTACTTCTTGTTCACTATTTCCACTAACCTCAACACTTTCAACCCTAGCACTTGAACTGTCGTTTAATGTTATGCTTTCGCCTTCTGCTTTGCATGGTATTGCTAATGCTTTTACATCTTCTTTTAGCTCTACGTTTTCTTTCTTAATCTCTTCTAATTCTTCGCTATTTGCATAATCACCCTCTGGTTGTATTCCTAATTCTTCTAGCGTTTTATTTCCAATTAATTCAACATCATTTATTTTTGGTTTGTTTTCTAAGGCGTTATAATTATTTACGTTTATTTTTTCAACGCCTGATGCTTCTGTTTCTATATTATCGTCTTGTAATTCTATTTCTAAATCCATTCTTACACCACCTCATTTAAAGTATATTTTTGTTGCAATGTGAATGTTCCTACTACTTGTTGTTTAGGTTTATTTCCGTCGAAATAAATTACTATGTCATATCCATATTTTTTTTCACATTCCATATTAGCTGTATCTGAACTATCTATGACAATCTCATATTTATTTGTAGTTGTATTATATGATATACCTTTTTCTAATGATTTTTGAAATACATAACCTTTACTATAAACCGTATCTCTTACAGTCATAAAAATTAAATCATTGCTGCCTAATTTTATTTCTTCACCATCTTTTTTTACTGTAAGTGAAATTATTTGATAATCCATTTTCGGTATTTTAATATCAAGTTTTTTTACACTCATACTTTTCTCCTTTCTTTATCTCTATTATATCATAATAATAGAAAAAAAGAAAGATAGTATTTTAAATACTATCTTAAAAAGCATTTTAAATACTATCTCTCTAAGGAACACTTCTGTTACGAAAAAAACAATAAAAAACTTTATAATTATATTATATTATTTTTATTCTTATTTGTCAAGTTTTTTGGAGGAGAGTGGGGGATTCAAACCCCCGAATAACAGATTTGCAATCTGTCCTCTTAAATCACTTGAGTAACTCTCCATTTAATTGGGGTCGAAATCAACCCCTTTTCATTTTACAATATGAAAATAATATTCAAATAACTTTTCTTCACCGGATTTAGCTGCATCAGGGTCATTGTAAAATCCTTTTGCTGCTTCTATATATCTTTCAATGCTTTCTTCTTCGTCTCCAGTTCCTAAAGCTTTTTTCATATCTGAATATAAAACATTCATAATTGTATAAAATGAAACCTTTGGAATATCAATTCTATAAGTATCTGCTACTGAATTAGTTTCTTCCTCTTCCCATTTCCTTACTGGAGATAAATCAGCTACCCATTTTCGTTTCATATCATCACTCAAAACTTTTCCATATACAGCAACATACAATTTCATTTCAAGCTTTTCATACATTTCATAATCACATTCAGATAGATGTTCCATAGCTTTGCTAAAGACGTGTTCTAAGACTTCTATAGATTCTTTCTCCCCTGACTTTATAATTTCTTCCATACATTCTTTATACATATTTTATTCTCCTTTCTCTATTTCTTTATATTTAGAGTGTAGTTGGTCATCCAACAATCTTAAATCAATTGGATTCCAAGAACTTTCGTTAAATCTATCAAACCAACGACACATCTTTTCGTAATCGTGCATAAAACATTCTAATACACACTCTATAATAGAATTAGAGATTCCTACAAGCTCAATATGTTTGTAGTTTAATTTTCCTAACTCTTTAATATCTTTATCAAGAATTTCTTTCATTTGGCTTATATGATATTTAATGTTAGAAGGAGAATATTCTATGCCTTTTACATCTGTATCTAATACAGTTCTATATTTATCAAACATACAATTTTCTAGTTTCATATGTTCACATAACATCTTCTTGGCTTTTACTCTGTGCATCCTTTTAAAACCATTATAGCCCCACGATTGGCACAATTTCATTGCATCATCATTTGCCATTAAATGCTTTAAAATGATACTATCTACACCTTTATAAATAGACTCAATTTCACTTTCCATTTTTATCTCCTTTCAAAAGCTCTATTATTTTTTCTTGATTTGCTAGTATCTGTTTGAGAAAAACATTCGTCTGTTCAGCTAACATTTTATCTTGCCCTTCTAAAACGTTATCTTGTTCTTGGAGATGCTTCATAATAGAATCATTACTAATTTGTTTTTTATTTAATTCGTATGATTCTAACTGTGCCCAATTGGCTGTAACTGATAGCCACCAAAAGAAGCTTCCAAATCCATCAGGTTCGTTCACTATTCATCATCTCCAATAATTTATCTAACTTTTGTTCTATTCTTCTTTGCGTTTCTACTTGTTCATCATTTTTACTGGTATTAGACAAACCAATAGAAAGGCTAGATATACCTAGCATAGCAAACCACCAAGTATAATCATTATTACCCATAGATTAAGCCTCACGTTCAATTACTATACTAGGATTATTTACTTGAATAGGGTTTGTTGGTGTATTATTCTTAACAGTTATTACAACAGAACTATTGCAAGGAACTCTCACCAAAATCTCAGCAGATACGTTTTCAAAACCACCAACTGCTGCTGGAGTAGTTGTCATTGCTCCACCTGTTATACTTTCTCCTGCATTTGTTAAATTAAGTGTTATAGGTGCTACTGCTACTGTATTTGTAACATTTGCATTAAAGTGTACTCTATAAATACCTGGTTTTGTTAAAGTAAAAATACCACTATTTTCGTTGTGTGATAACCAACCACAACATCCATTTGAGCAGCTATTTGTTCTTACATTGCTTCCGTTAAACAATACATTTGCAGATGGTTGTATTGTTTGCACTGTATCATTAATACTATTAATCATTTTATTATTCCTTTCTTGAAAAGATTCAAAGAATATCGTTCCTACTGATGTATTCAATATTTCTTGATTGTTTTGTATTTCTTCTACATCAGTATCTAACAAAACAGGAGTTGTGATTTCATTAGATTTTTTTGTTGCTTTCTTTGCTTTTCCCATTTTAAATTCCTCCTTATTAAAAATAGAGGTAGATTATCTACCTCTTAAATTTTTATTATAAAAATTTCAAAAAAAAATTTAAGCAAAATCACTAAATTAGTGAAAATAGATTACATCTAAAAAGCTTATTATAAAATTAATTAGCAACCGCATCCATTGTAACCGCAACCATTTAATCCAAATAAAGATTGGTATGGCGAACTTACGATGTAGCTTGGTGTTGGTGTAGGTCTTAGAGCAGCAATCAATGTATTATTTTGAGCTGTTTGTGATAATTGATTTGTTACAGCAGCTAATTGGTCACGTAAGTTTTGAACTTCTGTTTCGCACATCTTATCTAAGATTTTTTGTGTGTTTTGAAGTCCCTCTGCCCTTAAGTTGCAGCAGCATTCAGCCATTTGAGCAGCAAGAGCTTGATTTCCTAAAGCAGTATCATATCTGCTTTGTAAAATCTCTTTTTGAGTGTCACAGTTTCCAACTTGAACTTGTGTTCCTAGATTTGCTAGTCCTAATTGGTTAGCATATCTGTTTTCAAGAGTTTGTACTCCTAAATCATATTTAGTATCACAAATCCTTTCACTTATTCCTGCACCTGTTGTTGAAACGTTCTGATTTGTTGAAAAAATGTCCCTTTCTAAAAATCTTGTGTCTATGTCAGTTTGAAGATTATTTCCATTGTTTCCAAAACCATTGTTTCCCCAAGCGAAGAATAAAATTATTATTATCCAGAAAAACCATCCTCCGTCCATTCCATAACCATCATATCCACGATTATTTTGTAAGGCGATAGCATCTGTTGGCGTAAAATTTTCCATAAAAGTTCCCCCTTTTAAAATATATTTCAAAATTCCACTTGACTTTTCACTACCACGCGTGTTAAGATTATAGTGTTGAGTTAAGATAAAGGAATTTATATAAGTGCATCTTTTATGAGGTCTTAACTCAACATTAAAAACTCATAATTGGTGCATTTGTATAAGTTCCTTTTTTACATATAAGCAATACAAAGGATTTTTTTGGAGATATGCTAATAAATAGCATATCTTCTATTTAAGATTTTGAATTTCAGATAAAACTGAATCAGGAACTCCAATCTGTTTCCCCATTTGCATAACATTTTGAACCTGTTGAGGTGTAGCATTTCCCATAATTTGTTTTAAAAAACCTTTTGGGTCAGTTCCTGCTTGCATCATTTGATTAACTTGCTGGTATCTTTGAGGATTAATTCCACGCAACATATTCATTGCACTACTTAACATAGGATTCATCATAAAAATCACTTCCTTATTTAGATTTCTTTTCTATTTTATTTTCTGTAGTTTTATTTTCTACGGGAGCTGTAGCCATACTCATCATCATTTTCATTTGCTCCATTTGTTGTTTCAATTCATTTATTTCTTTATCTTTCTTTGCTATCTCTTCATCTTTAGGGTCTAATTCTATTACTTCTGTAAGAGTATATGTCTTTATATCTCCACTAGCATTTTTTACCCAAAGAGTTGACATATCTTTATCTGCAAAAAAAGTATTTTTTAATGTTAAAGTGCCTTTAACCTCGTCTATATCTTTTGCATATTTAGCATCCAATTCTGCATTTGTTTGATTGGGTGCTAATTGGAAAGTTTGGTTAATTGCAGGAGTTTGTTGAGGTTGCATAGGCTGTGACATTTGCCTCATCTGTTGGTCAATTCTGTCTCTCATTTGTTGTAAATCTTGCATATAATATTGATTGTTTCCATACATAGGATAATTAGAATAATTGTTCATAGACTATTCCTCCTTGCTTGTTATTTGGTTAAAAATATCATCAACAAGTTTTTCTGCTTCCTCTCTTGTCTCAAATGAATCTATAACAAAAGGTCCTTTTTTAACCTCATATCTTACTTTTGAAACATAGGTACTATCTTTTTCAAAATTCATAAGATATCCACTAGAAATAATTTCTTTTCCTTCTTTTTCTAAATAAATTGATTCATTTATTCTTATATCCTCATTTAAAATATAAATATTATCTTTATATTTAAAAATAATATTAGAATTTTTATCTTTAGAGATAATATCGCAACATAAATAATTATTTGTTAAATCCATAATTTAAAATTCCTCCTCATCTTCTAAAAATATTGGATTATAATAATCTCGATTATTTTCAGGATTAAAATTTATTGCCATCATAGCAAGAATTATAATAAACCAAGAACTCATATTATCCTCCAAACCCGCTAGAAAACATACCATTTACTAAAGCTTTCATTTTCTCTTCGTTCTCTTCTCTATTTTCTGCTTTTTCTAAATCATAAAGTTCAGCTTTTAACAATTTGGTATCTTCATAAGATAACTCTTCTTTGTTTAAAATCCTTTCTATATTTTCTTTTAACTTTTTTTTGATTTTTTCTTTCATATAAAAACCTCCCTTAAAATTTTGTCTATAAAAAACAATAAAAGACAAGGTGTTTTGAGCCTTGCCTATTCTTCGATAATAACTATAATAGGCGAATAGTTATTATCTATTTTTATTATAACTATATTTTTTAAATATCTCTATAACGGATATAAAAATTTTTTTCTATTTTTTAATATAATAATCAAATTTATCATTTTATCACATCCTATCTTTTTGATACGTTTATTATACTACATAATTGTGTTCAAAAGATATAACGGATGTAAAAAAAAGAAGGAGTTTTTAGAGGGCTACTTTTCAATAGCCTCGTTTTCATTCTCCTTCTTCATCAGAACTCAATCTTATACTATATTCAATAAAATGTGACATTATCTTAATTTCATCTGATACTCTTTGTGCATCAATATCCATTAATCTCGCAATTTCTGAATAACTTTTTAGTTCTTTAAATCTATATACAAAAATATAATATTTTCTTTTATCATTTTCTTTTAAATGTTTTTCATATTCAAGCAGTTTCTTATTATCCTTATTGAATTTTACCCAATCAAATACAGCTTGATTTAGGGTATTCCCTCCCCAAAAGAACAATCTGTCCAAATCTTTTATGTTTGACTTTTGGCTAAAAAAAATATATGTACTTGTTGCAACCACTGCTATTTTTATATCGATTTTTGATAATAAATAAAAACTAATAAATAATAATGTTGACCATATCAAGCATAAATACCAGTCTTTATAATGCATCGATTTACCAATTATTACTTTATTTAAAATGAATGATACAAATATAATTAGGATATCAATGATAGAAACATCAAATAATATCCCAATCATAAAGATAACACCAATTTCAAAAACATTAAATAATATATTTGGTAAATAATAATTAAAAAATGTTTTCTTCATTTGTTACTCTCCTTCTTCTACATTTCCAAATATAAACCAACTATCTAACATATTCTTTCCTCCTAACTGCCTATTATATTTATCATATATTGAATACCTAGATTCAATATAAATATCATAACATTTAAAGAGACAACACATACCTGTCTTATAGTTATCGCCTTTATCTTATTCGGATGTTCATAATTTCTATTCCATTGTGAAATAAAATATATATAAACCTTATTCAATTTGTTTTTCAATATAAATAAACTAAAAAACATAAAGAATCTACTTATTATATAAGTCAACCAATATTTTCTAAAAAAATAATGTATTGGTAAAACTATTAATGTACATAATATTAAATTTAATGAAGCATATACAAAAACAAATAAATCAGAAATATGAAATTTGTCTTTATATAATACTTTCAATATTATGGGGACATAAATAGTAAATAAAATTTGAAAATATATATTCTTTGTCAACATTGTCTTTAATGTAACATAACCTATTAATAATAATAAAAACAATTTAATTCTATTATTTTTATATTTCTTGGTGTAAATTAAAAATAAAGTAAAATAAATTACTTCTGGAAATAATCCTAAAATAAAATTTATAATAAAATTCAACATATTTTCCCCCGACTTTCCCGACTAAAATACAATTAGAGAAGCTTAGTCGGAAAGCTTATCAATGAGTTAATTACTCTCATCTATCTCTATAACCATTATAATACATAAATTATTTTTTTGCAACTTTTTCTTCTTGTTTGTGATAATCTTCTTTTATATTTTGAACTACTTCTGATACAAAACTATTTCCGCCCATATTTTTATATTTATCATAAATTTTTAATATATATTCATATTCGTGCTCACTTAATGGTATTCCATTATCAAGGCTTTTTTTGTATTGCAATATAGTTTCTCTCAAACGGTCTTTTTCATTTTCGTCAACCTTAGTGTCAATTCTGTCTACTTTTTTATCCATATCAGATATCTTATCAGATATATCTCCTACTAAAAACTTTTTTATCATACTTAAAGGATTTATTTTTATAGGGCTTTTTTCTACAACAAAAGAAATTCCAAACGTTCCTAAAATAGCCGCTATAGTTCCGAATAATTGATTCCACACTTTATATTCTCCCCTTGTTTATATTAATAGGTTAGACCTAATCGTCTCAAAAAAATCTAACCTACATTCTTCCTATATTTATTATAACATACAATAAATATAAATTCAATTATTTCTTAATGTTAAATTTATCTTTAAGTATTTTTTCTACCCTCTTGCCTATCGCGTCGATGTCGCTTTGATTACGTACTGAAGCTTCAATCTTTATCATATCGCCATCTTTAATTTCTATTGTTGGACCATTTGTTATGTTTGTTGTATTTCCAGATGCAACATTGTCAAAATATTTCATCATTCTGTTTAAGCTTGCACTCCAAGTTGGTTTCAAAACCACTTCTCCGAGGTTTCAATAAAGCATATCCGCTCCATATTTCCTCCAACTATTCCTCCATCGTGGAATTTAGGAATTTTTAATGTTTTTCCAGCGTAAATTTTATTTGCATCTTTTATATAAGAATTTGCATCCAAAATTTTCTGAACTGTAGTTCCATATTTTTTAGCGATTGCAGATAATGTGTCACCACTCTTTATCGTATATGTTTCATATTCTTTACTGCTTGAACTGCTCTTTTTAGTGCTTGTCGCACTGCTTACAGCCTTTTTCAATGGGTCAACAAAATTTGTTTTATAAGCATTATATAAGTTTTTAGCTGAAATTACAGAATTATCATACACAATCTTATCTGATTCGGAAAACATTTTTACTTTATAATCATAAACCGCTTGTAAAGCATCAATTTGTTTTTGTGCACTTGCTTCAATTGAAGCGATTTGTTTTTCTTGTTCAGTCTCTATTGCCTCTACTTGTGCATCTCTCTGGTTTTCTATCTCTGTAATTTGGTCTTCTAAATCCCAATCTTCTAACTTTTCTTGCCATTCTTTATCTAAATCAACTAAATTCTGCTTCGCTTTCTTTAAATTCTCTTGTGCTTCTTTTCCTGTTCTTTGAGACCAATAAGAAATGTCATCTAATATTCCTTGTCTTTCTTCTTCGTATTCTTCTTTTTCTCTTTCTCTATCAACCTCATCTTCAACTTTTTTCAATGCTGCAATTTTTGCATCTGCTTCGTCTTTTATCATTTGAATTTTCTTTTCGTTAGCCTCTTTTAATAGGTCTATCTCTTTATCTCTCGCATCTTCTATAGCATCAATTTGGTCTTCCAAGTTATCTTCTAAATACTTAAAATATTCCAATTCTAAGCTTTCGATTTCTTCAGTATATTCTTCTATTAGTTTTTTTCTATCTTCTGTACTTAGCCAAGTGGCATTTTTAATTTTCTTTAAATAATTATTATATCTTGATATTCTTTGCTTAGTAACATAAAGCATATCTTGATTAGAGAGTAATCCCAATTGTTGTTGTTTTTTAACCCAAGCCTCTTCAGCATCTTCCATTTTTGTAAGACTTTCTTTAAATGCCGTTACTCTATTATCATACGCAGTGGTATCTGTTGTTTTTTTAGAAGAACTACTTTTTGAACTACCCGAGCTACCAGATTTAGAGCTGCTAGTTCCACTAGAGCTTGCAGTCAAAGTAATTGATGATATTTTCTTGGCTGCACTTTGATATGCGCTTGCTATTGCTTGAGCTTTTGCTGAAAAATCTTCAACTCCATTCTCAGCTGCTGTACCCTTAGCGGCTGCTATTGTTTCCTGTAACGCACTAGCTAATTTTAATACTTGACTTGCTGCTGTTGCTGCTTTGTTTCCAGCCGTAACAGCGTTATTACCAAAACTTGCTATTGCATTTTTTGCAGTAGTTGATAACGAATCCGTTTTCCCTAAAGATAAATTTTGTATATCAGCAGCTGCTGCTTCTTGTAAGCTTTCTATAGCTGCAACTTTTGTACTTTCTGCTAGTGCCTCCATACTTCCTGAATTTACAACCAACTTTCCATTTACTACATCTAAATAGCTTAATAAATCATTATCTACCAAGCTTTTAAATGTTGATACAGTTAATTGTCCTGTGCTATTTAATTCATTCTGTGCAGTAGTTAAAGCCGTATATTGGGTTTGTAACTTATCCATATCAGTTGCCAAAGTGCTTATAGTATCAGACATTTCTTGAATATCTTCTTTTGTAGTATTATTAGCATCATCAACACTTTTTGCATATTCTGGAAATGCTTCTCTTGCCAATGTAACGATTTTATCTTTAAATTCATCTAAATTATCAATATTATCTGTATCTATTCCCATTTCTTTTAGTTTATCTAAATCTAAATTGTTAATTTCATTCAATGCATTCTGAAAGTCTTCTGCATTTTCAATAGTTTTATCATCGAAAAGTTGATGGTAAGCAAAGTCGTCTGCTAAATCTAAATACTCTTCTGTTTTTTCGTTTACTTCTTCTTGAGTACCATTCAATTGATTTATAGAATCATTTATCCAATTATAAGTATCAGTCCCTGTTTTTCCTGTTTCCTCCAAATATTCTTTATATTTTTGTAAAAGTTCTAACTGCTTTTCAGCATCTAACTCATCTAACATATCTGCCAAACTCCAGCCAGAAAAATCTTCTTCTTTCATACCTGAAACTTCTTGAAAATATTTTTTAACAGCATCACCTAACTCAATTTCATAAGTTTGTTTAAGTCTATCCAATACTCCTAAAGTAATTTTAGAAGAATCTGCTATTTTTTCTTGAGCTTCTATTGCATCTTGTTGGCTCTGTAACGCTCTTTTTCTTTCTTCTTGTTCTACTTCTTTAATAACCTTTAATTGTTCCCTATAATTATCAGTTAATTTATAAACAACATTCCCTTGCTCATCTGTATAACTTGTTACTAATTGAACGCTTTGCCCTGATTCTTTTATTATCGAATTGATTTTTGCTTGAAGATTCATTATATCAGTTAAATTTTCAGTATCAACTTTGCTAGAAAAATTTCCGTTTTCGTCAGAAGTTGCTTCATTCAATTGCTCTAAATATAATTCTAATGATTCAGCGGTTTGATTATAAGTCTCTGCTGCTTCTCTATTAGATTCAACTAGTTCTTCTTGTTTCTCTATGTATTTTTCTTGTGCGTGAATAAGATTGTCTAATAATGCAGTTACAGCTGTTATTGCCAAAGAAAGTCCAGCAGAAATTGCAGCTTGTAATAACAATGTTTTCGCAGTTAATAGAACCGTCTGAACCGTAGTTGTTTTCAAATAACCAATATATCCTTGTAAGCTAGCCGTTCCGCCTTCTTTTATTGTTTTAACATATCCTTGAAAACTAGCAGTCGTTCCACTTAATGCTTGATTAAGTTCTTCTGCACTATTTTCTGTACTTTGTAAAGCAACATTAACTTCTTCAATATTCTTTTTTAACCCTATCCAGTTAGATGCTTTTGTATTTTTATTCAATAAAGAAAACGCCAATGTTACAGCAGCTATTGCAGTTGGCAGTAGTCCTATTTTATCAACAATAACTCCTAATCCATCTATTAAATTAGTTCCCAAAGATAACATACTTCTAAATGCGTCTTCAACGCCTTTATCCCATACTTCAGTTTTTAGTTTTAATAATTCATCATTAAATTGAGCTTGTGCAGCTTCAGCTGTTGCCATATATTTTGAGTTTTCTTCTAAAGAATATCCAACTGAATTTAAAGAATCAGTTAAAACTTGTGCATATACACTATCTTCTCCTGCCATTTCGCCAAGTAATGAGGAACCTATATTCCTTCTAAATACTGTGAAAATGCTCAATAATTGTTGCATTTCTGTTGAATTTTCTTTTCCTTCGTCTTTCAAAGCTTGCATCTTTTCAGACATCTCACCAAGAATATCTAAAACATCTTTAAATTCAGTTTTAGTTTCATCTGTATAAAAGTCTAGTCCTAATGCTTCTGCTATTTTCAGCTTGCTTGATTCTTTTAATTGTTGAGTAATATTTCCTAATGCGGTACCTATAGCCTTACCACCTCTTTGAGATGAATATTCAGCTGCAACTATTGTTGCAATTGTTTCATCAATACTTGCACCAGCTATGTTAAACGCACTAGATGTTTTCTTTAATGCATCCATTATGTCTTCTGATGTTGTTGGATAACTATCTGCTACTTTGTTGATTTTATCAATTATGTCTCCATATTTATCAGCTTCTTCAGCAGCATTTCCAGTCATCAAACCCCATTGAGCCATTACTGCAATCATATCTGAAGTTGCTTCTGTCGCATCTAAATCCGCAGTATTTAAAGCTAACATTGTTTTCTCTGTTAAAGCCAAAACTTCATTTTCTTCATATCCAGCTTGTGCCAATCTCAAAGCTACATCTGATACATTGTCAAAAGTATTTCCATAATCATAAGCTAATTGAATTAATTGGTCTCTATATGCATCAATATCAGAAAGTCCACTTTCCATAACCCTATTGATGGCAACCATTTGACTTTCCATACTTACCATTTCGTCTATGACGTCCGAAATTGAGCTTTTAAGCAAATTAAATCCTTGGTATAATAGATATGTTTCTGCATATCCCGCAATCTTATCATATAATGTTTTAGAAGAATTGGCTATCCTATTATTATATTCTTCCTGCTTTAACATATTTTTATAAGCAGCTAATTCCTTTTTATTATTTAATTCGTTATCTTGCTCTGCTATTATATTATTGTGTTGCTGATTTTCTACTTCTTCAGCTTTGTTTGCTTGCTCAATATATGCAGTTGTCTTATCTATCAATTTTTGCTTATTTTTTGCAATTTCTTCTGCCGATTTTTTGGAATAATTTGCATTTTGGCTTTCTTGTGATTGCATTTTGCTATATACTTTTTCCAAATTGGAATTTAATGTATTTAATGAACCTGTATCTACATTTATTTTTAATTTTAAATTTTCATTTAATTTTTCTGCACTATCATTTAATTTTTCAATGTCTTGCTTTAAAGTGTTCAAGCTATTTGCATCATAGCCCCATTTTAATTTTGCAATTTCTTTCTCTGTCTCTGCCATTAATTTCACCTCACATTTTACATAAAGTCTTTATTCATATCTGCAATCATAGATATAAACTCTTCTTTACTATCTATCTTTTCCTTCTTTTCTTCTCCACTTCCCATATAAGGTATAGTCATTGGATATGATAATGGATTATTTATGTTATTCATATATGCATTAAATTGTGGATAACTGAGATTAAGAATTTCTTTGTGACTAAATCCTCTACTTTTTAAAAGCATAAAGAGTAATCCCCAATCCGTTACTTCTTTGGAATCTTTGTCGCTATCCTCACTAGATTCCAGATTTAGTCCGATATTTGACACCAATTAAATAAGAAATCACCTATCTCTTTAAAAGACCAATTATGTTCAATTAAAAGTTCTTCAGTCATTGGGATTTTTTCATCATTTACACAATAATAAACATATTTATTTATTATATACATAAAAGATGCTTTTCTTTTAGAATCTGTAATATTAAGTCCAAACAATTGCCAATTTACATCATCCTCTTTTTCTAATTGTTTTCTATCCAATATAATTAATTTTTCTTCTGGGTTCTCATCTCCCATTATATATTTCATATCCATTATATTTACTGGTAATATTAAATATTCTCTACCAGCTATTTTTTTCTTCTTTCCAACTCCTGTCATTGTTTCTAACGACACTTTTTTTTCTTCTTTTTTCATAAAAAATCCTCCTTACTTAAAAATAGGACAGACACTAAAAAAATGTCTGCCCCTAAAAATATCATTATTTAGCGCTTTTAAATTTAACTGTGTATGGTTGTTCACCTGGTAATGGTGCATACATATTAAATGTTAATGTTTTTGTTGCACTTGGGTCTTTTTGTAATGAATCTACCATATCTCCTGATACAGAAGCTTGTGATATTTCTATATTAACTGGTAATTTCTCACTATCATTTAATGTAGAATACTCTGTATCTATTATAATCTTATGATATTTCATAGCTGTTCTTCCTTGTGAATATGACATTGTATCTGCTGTGACTGTCATTGTTACTGCTACACTCTTTTCTGCATCATCTTCTGCAAAAGTTAATGTAGTTTTTGAACCAGTAGATTCAACTTTATATTCCCCTGTTTTTGGGTCAGATTCAACTTTTTCATATTCAGTTCCATCTGAACCAACAACTTGAATAAATGCACCTGTTTTATATGCATCATCAAATTCAATTTTTTTGTCTGAACCTATTTTATCATAATCATAAATTTTTAACATTGTATCTGAATCTGTTGTTGCTAATTCAGTTCCAGAACACATAGCCCAAATTGCTGGGTCTACTGTTGAGAAATCTATTGCAACTGTTCCAGATATTGCTGTTACTCTGTCTCCAGCAGCATAGAAACTATTACCATCAGCTATTTCTGTTTTTGTTTTTGAATTTGTTACTGTTATAGTGTTAATAACAGCAGTATTTCTAATAGCATTTGTATAGTCCAAACTTCCATCTTTTTTTACTGGAATAAATACAACATTTCCTGGTCTATCAATAACAAATCCACCTTTTGTTTTAAGAATATCTCCCATTTTTTAATCCTCCTCTTTCTTTAATTTTTATATAAAGTAGCATAAAAGCTAAACCTTATACCAACTCTTTCATAATTATTTATAATTGCTACTTGTGAAGTTATTCCTTCACATTTTATATCTTTTAACATTTGTTTTCCATCTTCTAATTCTACTGTTAAGTTTTGTCCAGAAAATTCATCAGAAATTAAATCTAAAAGTTTAAAAACATTTGGCATATTTGTATTATCATAGTAAATACTAATATCTACTTGTGGATTTCCAAATAAATAGCTTCCAGTTTTTATACTCTGTGCTAAAGATATTGCCAATCTTGTTTTAGCATAATTTTTATATTTAACTCCATCTATTTCTATCTCTGGATAAACCTTTCCTAATTCAATAGGCTCTTGTGAAGATTTTACAATTGCTTTATCAATTATTCTTTTTCTTTTCATTTTTTTGATTTCTTCAGTATCTGTATCAAGAATTGTAGGCAAATTTAAAATATCCATCATTTTTTCATTTCTAATTATTCTATTTAAAAATGCTTCTAATGTTTCATCAGACCTTAATGACATTTTATTTCCTCCTAACTTGATTTTATAAAACTCGAAAAATTAATTTTACTTATAGCATTTTGATATGCTCTAGGTAAATATGTATTATATAGCCATTGATAAGCCATTTGCAAAGCGTATGACGGTGACACCGGATTAATTTTATACCCTGTAATCATCTCCGCTTTTTCAAGATTGCGTCCTTCCATATATCCAGAAGAATATTTTTCTTTTCCAGATAAAACATCTGTATATTTTCCTTCAGGTCTACCAACTATAGTATTCGTGGTTCTAGCCTTATTCCATCTATCACTATTTCTATAATCTTGATATCCTGGATTATCTGCAAGCATCAAACTTCCTGTACCATAAGAATCTGCCAAAACATAAGTATTAGCACTTAGATATGCCACTATTATGTTACTTTCTTGTTCAATTATTTTATAGCTTAATTCTGCATTTTTTTTAAACTCATTGAACCTCATTTTAGATATTACTTCGTTTTTCCAAGCGGTTAATGCAACATTCAATTCATCTTTAAGATTGTTAAATAATGCTTGTTTTAAGCCCAATTCATCAAAACTTAAAGCCATATTTACTCACCTGTCCTTGTTTCATAAGTACCATAAACTCTTATTACCCCAGGAACACCATACTCGTCAATACTTTCTATTTTTATTCTTCTACTCATATCTCCTTCTAAATTATTTAATATAATTCTATCTCCATTGTTCAATATATATAATTCATTATCTATATTCCTTTTTGGGATTTGAATGCTTATATTGGTTGTATCTTCAACACCAGCTTGAAAGTTTTTTTCGTCTTTATTTGTCATTGTAACAAACGAAGCCACTTTTTCATAAACGCTTTCGTATTTATCAATACCTTCTTCTTCATTATATTTAAGTCTTTCAATAGTTGCCGTAGAATTTTGTTTAATAGCATTTATATTTCGAGTATTTTTCTGAAATTCAAATTGATTAACCGATTGTAAAATAAACATTTCATTAGGAACGTTCTCCCTATAAAACAATTGACCAGGTTTTATTTTTTCAATGTCATCAGAAGTAAGCAATGCATCGATTGTTGCATCTCTCATTGCGATATCATAAGTAGACCTAGTGCTTGGCTCTAAGCTTAAATACCCTATATAATATTTATCATTTGGTGCTAATATTCTTACATCAAAACTTTGCATTTTTTGATATATATGTGCATAAGCATCAGGATAACTTAACATTTTACAACACCTCCCTAAATGCTTTCATTAGGATATTCAGATTCATCTGTAAGTGTGGCAAATGTATTTCCATATTCAAACTCATCATCTATTTCTGATATTATTTCGTCTAATATATCGTTACATTTATTTAGCATATCTAAAGCCTTACTATCCCAATCAATACTTTGCATTATCGTTTTAGTTGACTTGTTTTCCATTTGTTTTGGTAATCTTGCGTACATTCCTGCACATAATAAATAACATATATAATATAAATAAGATATATCTAAAAGTTCTAAACTTGTTTTCAATTCTTCTTCACTGTAATCACTTATTTGTTTGTTTATGTATTTGCTTGCTCTTATTTTAAAAGTAGGAGAAGATATGATATCGTTTTCTAATATTTCTTCCGGAACTCCAATTATCGCTCTGATTCTTGTTCCTAAATCGCCTTCTTCGAATTTTTCTTCAAAATCTATAATCATACCTTTCTCCTTTCTTTTCTATACTAAGCTAATACTAATATAGCAGAAGCTCTTGAATCAATTTTGTTAAATCCAGCATTTTCTGTCATAACAGCTAATTGTGTTTGATTTTCAACTGTCTTAGAAACTTCATTTATTGTTGAACCTGCTTCTATAGTTTTTTCTATAGCATAATTTTTAGCAAGACCAATTATTTGATGTTTACCATCACTTGTTAATCCTAAATCTTCACTATAAATAACTTTTAAGTTATTTAATAATCCTTGTGGGAATTCGAAGTTTACTTTTGGATTTATAGCATTTGTTAAATTCTTATCCATTAATATTGTACAAATTTGTGTATATACTTCTTCATCTACTAATAAAGTATCATAATTAAATGGTGCTTGTTTTACTAAGAATTTTACTAATGTTATTTCATCTAATGTTCCTTCTTTTGCATCTGGATTTAATTCACTAGCTTTATAAACTTCTGCTGGATTTGTATTTCCGTCACCTTGTTCAACAACTTCAATAACGGCTCCAACTTCATCATATCCAGCTTGTAATGAAACTAATTCCATTTGTTTTCTGAACATATCAATAGTTGTTCTTCTTAAAACCTCGTATGTAGCTTTAACTCCTACACCATATTTATATATTTTGATTGATACTTCTCCAAGTTTTAAAGTAGCTACTGGAATATTAGCTCCTTCTGCTATTCTTCTCTTAGATAAAGCTTGTTTATTTTTTTGTCCTGCTGGAGTGTTAGATAAATCTAATACTATTTGTTTAGCAGAATCTCCATTTATAACTCTTGTGCTTGCTACTAAATCATTGATTATAGATGGCATACCAGAAATTTGTCTTAATTGTCTAATAATAAATTCTGGGAATAAGTTTCTATTTTCATCAGTTGTGAAGAATTTCATCATTGATGAACTTTGAATACCAAATTCTAAATTATCTTTTACAATTATTCCTTTTGATAATAAAGCTATATCAAAAGCATCTAATTCTCCATTAAATTTTTCAACAATATTTGAATATTTGTTGTTTAGGTATGTTGTAAGTGACACACCTTCTGTTGCTGCTGCTTCAACGTCAGCTGCTTGAACATTGATTTTTTCATCATCTTTTAATACTAAAAATTTATTCATCTTACCTTTTCCTCCTATTTTTTATAATATTATTGAAGCATATAAACTATCTGCTGTAGATGGTTTAACAACTGCTCTTTCTTTTGTTCCTTCAACTGCAACTACTTCACCTTTAGCATTAACTGCTAGTCCTTTTATTCCTCCAGTTATTGCTGCTGATGTTGGAACTTCGTCAACTCCACCAGCGATTTGAACTCCTGCAAATCCGTCCATTTCATAAGTCATTATTATTCCTAATAATGCATCTTTAGCTGAACCAGTACCAAATCCTACTGTTCCATCTTCGTTTAATTTTACAGCTAATTGTTTACCATTAATATCAACATTTCCTGTTGTTGCTTCTGTATGATTTGCAACTAAATAAGCTTGTGTTTCACTGTCTACTGGGAATGTAGCTGCTACATATCCAATTCCTTCAAAATCTACGATTTTATTCATTTAATTTTCCTCCTTATTAATAATTTCCAGTTTTAAATTGTTTCATATCAACTTTAATTCCTTCAGACTCTGTTTTCGAGAAATCTTGTTTAGATACTTTGGGTTTTACAAATTTTTCTTTTACTTGTTGTTCCCAAACTTCTGCCATTTCTTTTATGTCTTTCGTTTTCATATTAGAGAAAGTCTTGTTGAAAATATCTTTATTGAAAGCATTTCCCATTGAATGAACTCCGCTCTCTAATGCTTGAGATATGACTTCATTTCTTATTTCTAAACCTTCTCTTGCCAGTTCAACTAATTGGTCAACTGATTCACAAATATTTCCGAATTTATTTAAAATGTCTTTAGAAGTATATAATGTTTCTCCAGTTCCTTCTGCTTCAGTAGCTTCATTACTTGTCGTTTCTTCACTGTTTCCTTCACTATTTTCTTGACTGTTTTCTTCATCATTTCCTTCGTTAGTCTCTTCGTTGGTTTCTTCAGTATTTTCTCCGTCTGTCTCGTTTACTGTTTCTTCTGTTGTTCCTTCTACTGTTTCCTCTACTGTCTCTTCTACATTTGCGCCTTCATTTAACCCTTCAGTCTCTGTTACTTCATTGTTTAACTCTGTAACGCCTTCTTCATTGTTTTCCATATCTTCTGCTCCTCCTTTCTCCTTTAATTCTTTATATAAAAGGTTGATACCACTATTAGTTGAATAACCTATTATTAGGTCATTTTTAGATAAGGATTTTTTTCCATCTAGCCTTTTCATCTTTCCAGTAGGAGTTTCTATTTCTTCCCCTATAGATGATTGTATAATAGCATTTGGATATGCTCCGTCAAATACTACGCTATTTTCCATAAGCACATTATTTCCTGCGTGCATCTCTTTTGGAGGATTTGCTTCGATTATACATTCTTTAACTTCGTTTGTTTCTTCGTTTACAATATACTTTTTCCCTGGAATATGTTCACATTTACTATAATCATAAATACTATTTCCGCAAATTGAGCATTTATAAGATTCTGTTGTTGTTCCCCAACCAACACTTGTATCAGCCAATATTCCAGATTCTATTAATTTAATGATATCATTCTTACTATATCCATCGACCTTGCTATCATCTCTTAAAATATATTGTGAAGTATAAAGCGATGTGGTTTCTCCATCTTGACTTGAACTTGCAATTCTTCCGTCGAATACTTTTCCTATTGGAATACTTTGTACTCCCGTTTGTGACCAATTATGATTTAACATTAAAGAGACACCTTTTTCTGCATCGTCTCTCATTACATTTAATAAAGCTGGTGTTAATTTCATATATCTATTAGGAACTACTTTATCTCCTACAGCTAAAGTTTCAAATACAAAGAAGTCTTCTTTTTTATATTTATCACTTTTTATATGTCTTTTCATCTTCTCCCATTGTTCATCTGTTGGTATAAAATCTGCCATTATTTGTCACCTGCTTTCTTATTTTTCTTTATTGATTTATTTTCTTTTTCTTCTTCAGCAACAACTTCTTCAACTTCCAAAGTTATAATATCTTCATTTTTTAATTTGTCTGCTTCTTTTTCAGAAATTATTACTTCTTCTTCTACAACTACAGTTTTTGCTTTTTGATTTAAATATTCTTGTTTTTCTTCTATCAGTTTTTTCTCTTCTGCTCTGTTCCAAGCTACTATAGTTGGTTCAATACTTAAACTAGATTTTACAATATGAGGCATATCATTCCCTCCTCTCAAAAATTAATTATTTTCAGATTTTTCTCCTGTTGCTTTATCTGTTCCTAAAGCTCCTTGTGCAGCTTCATCGGTATTTATCCATCCTTGCTCTTCTGCTAGTTGATAATGTTCATCTTTTGCCTTTTGTGCAGTCCATTTCTGTTCTTCACTTTGATATTCTAGTGGATTATGTGTCATTTTCAAAGTCCCTTGATATCCATTTAATTGTAACCATATTGCTCCAATGTCTTCAATCAATCTTTTACTTTTTTGTTGAAAACTTGCAACCATATCCGTAATAATTTTCATTTGAACTGTTCCCCAACTCTCTGTAGTTCCACTATTCCTATTCATTAAAAATCCTAGTGTTTTACAACCATTAAGCATTTGAATATCTATTGTATCGAACCAAGCTCTTGTATCTATTGAGCTTCCTGCTGAAGAATTTGAGTTTCTATTTACTTCAATATCATCTGTTACTACAATATCCTGAGTTGGCTCTCTTCCTACTGCAACCGAAGATGCCAAATTAACTGCATTTTGTATTGCTTCTTTTATTGCTTTTTTATCATTCCTTTGTGATGCTGGTAGTGTATTTATAACACGCTCCTTATTAATTGAAAATACATTATAAGGATATCCTTGTCTTCTTAAGACAGCTGAGCTATCTTTTATTGTTTGCAATTTATAATCTACTGCAGGAACTGCTGACTCTAATAAATATGGTCCATTAGGCTTTGTTATATCTGGATTTGATATTACCCAAAATACATTTCCTGTGGTTAAATCTACTTTATTCCCATCTTGGTCTTGATATGGAATCCATTCTTCTACGCCATCCCTTGATTCTAATTGCCATTCGATTGTTCTTGGGTCTATTATATATATTCCAGAAAATGTATTATCTCCACCGACAACCACTTCGACCATCATAACGTTATATAATAAGCCGACTCTATGCAAGTTGTCTACAATTCCATCTAATCCATCTTCTCCTAATTTATTCCAATGTCTACACTGAAGATTAAATAATTGCTCAGCTTCTGGAATTCTTGTGCCATTCAAATCTCTTATTTCTATATTTATTCCTTGCATACATAGTCTTTGAAAAGCCCATACAGCTTGTGAAACATCAGGGTCTTTTGCTGCTATTACTTCTATTTGCTCTCCGACATCCGTTTTTTCTCTTAATTCAGTTAGTAATGCAGAAGATTGATATTCTTGTGTTTCTGTATCACCTACTGAATAGCCTGCATAAGATACTTTGTTTCCTTCTTTTACTTCAATTACTGTTACACTTTCCTGACTTTTTTTTGGGTTCTTACTTTTGGCAAACTTGCCAAAAAACTTTTTTATATTATTTGCCAAAACCTTTCACCTCTAATCTTATTATATATTAACAATGGAAAAAAGTAAAGTTTTTTCTATTATTTTTTTGCATAAAAAATAAGAGGTACTTACCTCTTATAAATATAAATTGTATTTTTTTAAAAAAACGAATTTTTTAAATTGGCAGTTTTGCTCTGAATATTCTGCACTAACATTAAATTATTATCGCTGTAGAAATTAGCCGCTTCCTCTACGCTACCAGCTGTAATATCTGCAACTGCAAAATAGGCACTCGAACAAGCATCATCGTGTCCGTCCGAGCAGTTATATTGCTATATGTTATAGTTTTCCCTTTTTCTGATATGTCAAACCCATAATCTTCAAATTGCCTTATAGCTGTTTCTGATATATCATCAACATTATGTATTTTAAACTTTCCACATTTTACTAAAGCCGTTAAATTCTCAACCAATTTCTCTTTATTTCTTCCTTGCTCTGGATAAGCTATATATGCAATTCCTGCTATTTTAAAAATATCCTCTAAAGCTTCTCCCAAACCTGTTTTACCATATCTAACCATTGCATAATTCCATTTTTTTACTAATTCCTTTATGTAAACATTTATTTGTTCTGTGTATGGTACCTTTTCTAACTTTCTCCATTCTACCACTTCGCCCGTTTGTTCACAATATACACAAATCCAGGCTCCGTCAACTTCACGTGCGGGGTCAAAACCTATACTATATGTATAGTAGGGGTTTGGAGTTTTTATATTTCTTATATATTCTTTTAATTGTTCTTTAGGTAACATTGGTTTTTCTATAACCGCTTGCTCTCTAAAATTAGGGAACTGTGACCCAGCGTCATCTGAAGGTAATCCTAATATATCTTCTCGGTATTGTCTATCAGAACGAGATAGCATAAGGTCTTCTTCATACGTTCTTTGATTAGCTAAATATGGGTCATCACCACGTTCTACCCATTTGTCTATTCTTTTGTCATAAACTTTATTTCTTAAATCTGCAAAATAAGGATTGTCCCATCTTGAAACATAAAATGTTTCCCAATTAGGTCTTTGTTTTTGACCTCCTTCAATTCCCCAACGACAAACTTCATTAAAATATGTTCTACCTCTTGGGGAACTATTAACTAACAGTAAACCTCCTGTGCCATTAGGTCCTCTGCCTGGAGAATCCAAACGGTCAGTAATGTTTCCTATAACTATATCAAACTGTTTAATTCTAGCAGCCTCCGTTATCCATACTATATCCAAACCAACAGAAACCAAACTATCTGGGTCATCAGCAGAACGAAATTCAATAAGTCCGCCATTTATTGTATCTATAGACAAACTCTCTTTATCAAAGTTTACAACCAACTCTCTAGGGAATGTGTTAAAAATCTCTCTCATTAACTGACCTGCAAGTCTATATGTTGGAGCTATTATCCATCCGTGAACTTTTGGAACATATGTATGGTCTCTATCTTCATTAAGCATTTGTATAAATTTATTGGTAAATTCCATAGTACAAGAACGGTCTTTACCAGTTCTAGCTGCACCAGATATTACTTTACATCTTGCTTTTGAAGCGTGAAACTTCTGTTGCCAAGGATATGGTTGATATTTAATTTTTACGCTTTTTGTCTTTTCTATATCTCCCTTTGCTATTTTATGTCTACATTTAGGACAATATTTATATTTATTAAAATATTTTTTTCCTGTCTTTTCATCTACTCTAAATCCTTGAGTAAATGTTTTTCCACAATCTCGACATATTCCAGTATTATTTTTAACTTCTTCTGCTAAAATAGATTTTCCAAATAATAATTCATCATCCATCTAAATCCACTCCTAGTGTAAAATCTTCCCCACTATCATTAGTAAACTTAACTGCAATTTTAGCATTTTTCCCACTTTTACCTGCTTTCATTTTGCTTATCATTCCTTCTCTAGCATCCATCATAGCTTTATTCATTAAGCCAATTTCCTTATATGCTTTAGCTACGTCTTGACCACTTTCTAGCTTTTGTCTAATATATCGATTTATCATTTCAAGATTATTAGGGTCATTCATAATATCGAAGATTCCATTTATTAATTGGTCCGCCTTCGCTATTTGATTTAATGTTTGAACATCTTCGTGTAATAATTTATTTTTCTTAGCCATAGTAAGAGCCTTTTTCATTTTCTCCATATCGCTATAATTATTAAGATTCTGCTCTAAAATTTCACGTTCATCTTCTGGCAACATAAAATCTATTGAAGTTGCTCCATTTTCATAAACAATTGCATCTTGA